GACTCCGGGTCGCGCGAGGCGAGCGTCGCCCCGAGCTTCGGGTTCACCTCGAGGATGCTGTTCAGGCGCCACGGATGTCCGATCAGATCGGGAATGTGGTCGAAGCCACCACCGGCGAAGTAGATCCTCATCTGCTGTACTCCCTCACTGAGCGCGCCGAGAAGCGCGTGTCGAGCCACGACTGGTAGTCGGCATATGCCATCGCGCACGCGAGCTCGTCGTGCGCGTAGGACGTCCTCGAGGCGAGCTCGGCGAGCTCGGGTGTGAAGCGCGCCGCGCACGCGGCCTTCCAGCGCGCGAACTCGGGGCTGCGGATCAGGCGCATCACCAGCTTGCCGTTGCCCTCGTACACCCACGCCTTGCCGTAGCGCACGCCGCTCAGCCACGACGTCGAGTCGCACGACCATGCGAGCTCGGTCTGCATCATCGAAGGCGCCGTGCAGCCGAGTAGGTGGATGCGCGGCGGCCCCGCAGAGCACGCGTCGTGGATCTTGCGCAGCAACCCCCACACCGCAGCAACCTGCTGCCGTGAGCCCGTGCCGAACGTGCCGCCGAAGAACACACGCAGCTCCGGCACGGAGAGCGCGATGTAGCTCCGCGTGCGCGCAAGCTCAACGAGGCCCTCGATCCCCTCGGGTGCATGCCACGTGTAGATCACTCGATCGCCGAGCGCGGCGAACTCCTCTCGCAGTCGGAAGGTGGCGTCCATCCCCAACAGCTTGTGGGTGTCGCACTCGACGAGGAGTCCCCGGTACTGCGCGCGATCCAACGTGTCGAGGTACTTGCGCGTGTAGTCGCGATACGCCTCGAAGGTCGCAGGCATCGACCCGCGCTTCGCGCCGAACATCAGAGCGAAGAGGCCCGAGTCGACGATCATCGACTCGGGGTCTTCTACCGCCTCGACCTCGCGCATACTCGCTTGCAGGTCCATGAACGAGACGAGGCGCCACGGGTGCCCCGCCAGCACAGACGCCGCGCGGTCGAGCTTCGCTGCGGTCGTGAGGGGTGAGGTCCCGGCGAGGTGAACCCTCACCGCGCCCTCGCGATCACGTAATGGGAGAGCGGGAGTGTTCCCGCGGCCACCAGCATCTTCGCCGCGTACTGCGAGGCGATCATTCCCCAGAGCACCTCAGTCGGCAGCACCCCAAGGAAGGCTGCGTGCACAAACACGACCGAGTCCAACGCCTGCCCGAGCGCTGTCGACCCGAGCTTGCTGAGGGTCAGTGACGATCCTCGGTCGACGCGGAAGTACGCGAAGGCGCGCGTGTTCACCAGCCCACCGACGAGGGCTGCTGCGAGCGAGGAGAGCGTGAGCCGCGGTGTCGCATCGAACACCGCAGGGAAGCACGCACCGACCGTCGATGCGGGCGCCTCGGGGATGGCAACCGCGACACGTAGGAAGACCGCCATCACCGCGCACGCAACGAACGCGCACAGCACGGACCAGCGAGCGATGCGCTCCCCGTACACCTCGGACATCACGTCCTGCACTGTGTACGTGATCGGGTACGCAAGCGCTCCGACGGTGAAGACGAAGCTGCCTCCGCCAATGAGCTTCACGGCGGAGGCGTTCGCGATCACGTGGCAGGCGACGTCGACCGCGAGCAGCACGAGTAGTAGCCGCAGAGCTCGCTCTTTCATCGCGCGTCCATCCTCTCCACGCGAGAGCCACACTCGTCGTCTTCCCACACCTCGATCCAGCGCACACGTCCGAGGTACGGCTGGTGAGCGCGCTCGCCCCGCTCATCCCATCGCGTGATCGCCTCGAGCCCGTCGATGAGCTTGCGCGCGATGGCCTCGGTCGAGCTGTTGCCGAACTCGACCTCGAACTTGTCATGGCTCCAGAGGGAGTACACGACCGCCCGCAGATGGCGCAGCACCATGTGAAACTCGAGATCCCGATCGTCGTGCATGACGTCGAGCGCGAGCTTGATCGTGAAGAGGTGGCGGTGCCTCGAGGCGAGGTAGGCAACCTCGGCCGGCGCATCCTTCCACGCATGGAAGCCCACCACCTTCGTGCACACAATGATCGTTGTCGGCATCAGGTTCCCTTCATCATGCTCAGCACCTCGGCGCGCATCGCCGCGTCGGTGCGCAGCTCGCCGCGAAGGACCGAGGTCACCATGTCCATCCCCGCCTTGCGCACGCCACGGCACGAGGCGCACGAGTGCTCTCCGTGCAGCATGACGCCGACGCCGCGAGGCTTGAGATGCAAGTCGATGGCGTCGGCGATCTGCACCGTGAGCTGCTCTTGGAGCTGCAGTCGCCGCGCGTACGCGTCGACGAGACGCGGGAGCTTGGACAACCCAACGACGCGGAAGCGCCCGTCTTCGTTCTGCGAAGGAAGGTATGCGACCGACGCGTGGCCCATGAAGGGCAGCAGATGGTGCTCGCACATCGAGGTGTACGCGATCCGATTGACGCAGATGACCTCGTCGTAGTTGCCGGAGTCGAAGTTGACCGACAGCAGCTTCGCGATGTCGACGTCGTGGCCGCTGGTCATCTCGACCATCGCCGCGATCCAACGCTTCGGTGTGTCGACGATGCCCTCGCGGTTCGGATCCTCTCCAACGAACCGCAGAACGGTGCGGAACGCTTCGATGGCAACGTCGTGATTGATCGGCATAGGAGTCAGCCCTTTCGATGAACCGACCGCTCCTCCGTGAAGCCCTCCGGATAGCGGGCTTCGAGCTTCGCGATGTTCGCTTCCGCGACGTCGGAGAGGTCGATTCCGTAGGTAGTTGCGAGATCGGCAACGTACCACAGGACGTCGCCGAGCTCCGCCCGAATCTTCTCGACGTCGACTGAGTGCCCGTGGAAGAGCACCTTCTTCAAGTAGTCCGCCACCTCGCCCGCCTCTCCGGCGATGCCGAGCCCGCTCTGCGCGATTGCCTCTTCGGCGCTGAGCTTTGGGTTGCGGGTACGCGCCGCGCGCTTCTGGTAGTCGTCGAACAGCCTCATTCGAGCTTCTCCTCGACCACACCGTGGTCTTTGAGGATCTCCGCAACTCGCTCCACGGTCGAAGCCTGCCATTGCGTGTCAGGCCCGTCGATGTAGAGCTCGTTCACGATCTGGTCGATGACGACGCGCAGCTCGCTCTCGTGGAACCGCAGAGACCTGTTCTTGATCACACGCTTCTTCACGCCCGCTTCTCCTCGACCGTACCTGCGGCAACGGTCCAACGACGCACCCACGGCAGCTTCGCCACCAGCGTCGAGTTGTGGCTGATCACCACGACGCAGCGGTCCTTCGCCAGCTCGGCGAGCACCTCGATCGCAGTCGACACGCCTTCGTCGTCGAGCGCGTCGAAGACCTCGTCGAAGAACATCGTGCCGGTTGAGATCCCAACCGCAGCCTCAGCGACCTCACCCAACGCCAGCAGGAGCGCGATGTCGATGCGCCGACGCTCCCCGCCGCTCGAGGCCGCGTACCCGTAGCCCTCACCCGCGCCCTCGACCTCGAGCGAGATCGCATCCTTGATCCCGCCGTTGGCCTTCTCGGCGTAGGGCTTGAGCGTGAGCGTGAGCTCGGAGCTCACCAGCCGCGCGAGCCACGCGTTCGCGATCTCCTCGATGCCTGCGAGGGCTTGCCCGAGCAGGTACGAGCGCACCCCGGTCAGCGAGAGGACGCGCTCTGCGGCCGTCAGAACGGCGAGGGAGGCGCGAGCCTCGGCGACCTTGGCCCGCGCTTCGTCGTGGCGGTCGTGGGCGTCCTCGAGGTCCTGGCGGAGCGTACGGACCCGGTCCTCTGCCCGTGCGCGGGCGTTGGCACGGGCTTGTGCGTCCGCTACGGCACGCGCTGCGGCGCTCTTCTCATCGACGAGCTCGTTGGCCCGCGTCTGCGCCGCTACGCGCCGCTCTCGCCGGCTCTTGAGGGCCTCTGTGAGCTCGGAGACGGTTGCGGCGTTCTCCGCCCGTACGGCGGCGGCGTGGCGGCGCAGGCGGGCCTGGTGCGGCTCGCCGACGGGCTGCCCGCAGACCTCGCAGTGCTCCATCCCCCCGACATGCTCTGCCTGCGCATCCGCGGCTTCGATACGACCGGTGCGCAGGCGGAGCTCGGTCGAGAGCTCTTGGATGGCTTCGTCGAGCTCGGCGAGCTCCCCGCGCTTGGCCTTCAGCCGCTTCTCGATCTTCTCCAAGTCGGGGAGGGTCGTGGGGAGCGACGCAGGGATCTGCCGAGCCGCCTCGAGCGCGTCCTCAAGCCGCACCTTGACGGCGCGCACGCGCTCTGCAGTGAGCGCCTCCACCGACTCGAGCTGCACCAACTCTTTCTCGAGCTGCCTACGATCCCGGCTCGCCGCCGCGTGGGCTGCGTCGAAGCGCTCGAGGCCGAGGATGTCTTCGAGTAGCCGCTTGCGCTCAGCATCGGTTGCCAGCGTGAAGTGGGCAGCGTCCTGCGACGAGAAGGCGTGCGTGCGCCTCCACCGAGCGTGGGTGCCGACCACGGCCGCGAGAGCCTCCTGGGCCTTGGTCTTGGTGTCGTACGTCTGGCTCGCGTGAATCGAGGAGAAGTCGAGCAGCTCTTTGCTCTTCGAGCGCGAGCGCTTCACCAGCAACGCCTCACGCCCCACCTCGACGAGGGAGACGATCGAGCCCTTCGCGTTGCGCTTCCACACCGGCGTCTTGCGAAGCGACTGACCCCAGAGGCCCACCGAGACGGCTTCGATGATCGAGCTCTTGCCGGCGCCGTTCGCTCCAGTGACCACCACGATGCCTCGGTCGGGGAAGACGAGCTTCGTCGACTCGTGGCGCATCACGTTGGTGAGCGTGATCTCTCGGACCTTCATCGTCGCGCCTTCTTTCGCTCGGGCTTCACCGCACCACACTGCATGCACCGGTAGCCGCGCACGCCGCACGCAGAGACCTCATGCCCGTTCGAGTAAACGAACCCTGAGCCGCCGCAAGCGCCGCAACGTCCATCCGCGTCGGCGGGCACGAGCAGACCGTGGCCGCGAGTCGTGCCTCGCTTCACTGGTCGTCACCCTCGAGCTGGACCTTGCTCAGCGTCGTCGCCCAGAAGCCGGCGTGGTCGAGGAAGCACTGCATGTAGAGCGAAAGCTCTTGGATGCTGCCCTCGCAGTCGGAAAGTGCGCGGTGTCGCGCCTCTCCGAACATCGCGCGCAGGCGCTCCCCGACGCGCGGGTCGACCATGAGCTGAGCGAGCACGCGGATCGCGCTCACGTCGAGCATGCGGTGGTGGAAGAAGCTCTCGAGGTCCGGCATGTGCTCGCGAAGAAAGCCGCGATCGAACCACACCGAGCTCCCGGCGAGGATCGTCTTGCCGGGCTCGAAGCCGCAGTCGCGCAGGAAGGCGAGCACCTCGGCTTCGACCTCAGCAACCGAGTGCCGCCCGAAGCGCTGCACGTGGTCGAGCAAGCCGCTCTTCGTGTGCATCTCGATCACGACGTCGTTGCCCTCGAGGTACTGCATGACGTCGGGCGTGTACACGAGCGCGGTGAACGCGTCGAGCTCTTCGACGTAGCAAGAGTCGAGCGCGATGATGCGCGCAGGCACGACTGCGATCTCGAGGATGCGGTCGCGCTTCGGGCTGAGGCCCGTCGTCTCGAGGTCGAGGAACACCACGTGTGCTGGCTGGGTATCGGTCACTTGATCTCTCCAATCTCCAAAGAGTACGCCACGTCGAGCGCGAGCTTGCGGTAGATGCCGTGCAAGATCACGAGTTGCTTCCCCGAGAGTGGGCGGTCGTGGTAGCCGGCCAAGGTGCGGCGGTCGTACACGTCATTGATCGCCAGAACGAACTCGCGGTCCCACGACGAGAAGAGCATCCCATCACCGCGGTGTTGCTGCTTCACGTGCGCTGTGATCGCTTTCGACACCGGCGCATCGAGCGACCGAATCAGCAGGTCGAGCATCATCTCGATCTCGTCGAGGCTCGTATTGAGCAGCACCCACACGGGGTCGGTGTGGTCTCCCGCCCCGATCACCGGCTTCACCGGGGCGCGCAGCGCGTTGAGAGCGCTGTACGCCAACTCACGCTTCATCCTCTGGACGTTGCTGACCACGCCGTTGGCTTCCGCGTTCGCGATCATTTCGGCGAGCTTTCGCGAGGCGCGCAGATCTCGCAGGCTCACCCAAGGTACCTGCGCACGACCTCGAGTACGCCCGCGCGCGAGACGCCACCATCGATCGGCATCTTCTCGACGTAGCGCTCGACGGCTTCGCTCACTGTCGTTGCCGAGCGCGCAGCCTTCGCCGCGCTGTGCGCCGCTGCGATCACAACCTCGCGGTCGGGGAGCACGATGAAGTCCTCGATCTTGCCGGCGACCCGCAGCTCTTCCAGCTCGGCTCGGGCTGCCGCGAGGTTCTTCACCCGCGCAGTGACCTTCACGAACGGCTTGTCGGTACGCTCCCGCAGGTCACCGACGTCGCCGTCCTCGAACGAGAGCGTGTAGAAGCGCGGCCGCGTGGCGACGCGCACGGTGTCGAGTCGCCCGCGCTTGTCGAAGATCAGCATCCGCCCGTAGCTCTCGCCGGGGTTGTCGAAGCCAGTCGGCGCGAGCGCGCCGACCTGATAGATCCGACGCACCACCGGATCCTCGTCGCTGGCTGCGATCTCCCACTGACGCGGGTCGTGCCAGTTGCCTGCGCAGACAGTACAGATCCCGAACTCGCGCATCAGCGGCAAGAGCTCGTCCACCGTGATCGAGTCGTTGGCGCCTCTGAGGAAGGCCGGGGTCTTCTCATCCCCGATCCCGAGGTGCACCGCGAGGGTGTAGCTCCCGAAGCTGGGGCCCGCGAGCTCCAAGCCGCTGAGCGACGCTCTGAGCCACTCGACCGCGGGGCCTGGCTGAAAGGGGACGAGGATGAGCGTGCCAGCCCTGCCCGCCGCGTAGTCGTACACACGCACGTTGGGTAGAAAGCCGAGCGGCGCGAGCGCGTTGTCGCCGCGCTCCGGTGAGCTCTGGTCGTGGTTGCCCAACAGCAGCCGCACCTCAAGGTCGGTGGCGCTGAACACGCGCATCACAGCAGCGAGCTCCGCCGGAGACGGCTTCGCGGTGTCGAAGAGGTCCCCGAGCACGACGAACTGCTCTGCCCCGCGCGCGCTTGCAACCTCGAGGGCGTCGGCGAGCGCCTGAGCGACAAGCTGAAAGCGGCGGTTGAGACCTGCGGAGGTCTTGCCGCCGAAGCGCTTGTGGTTGCCGAGATGTACGTCGGCGACGAAGGCCGTGGAAGTCATCGCGGACTCTCCGCCCCGACTTCCTCGTCACCCTTCGGCTCGACGACGCCGAGCCCGACCACACGCAGCTTTCGCCGCAGCGAGCCGAATGCCTCGAGCGCCGCGTGCACCGCCTGGAGCTTGGTGCCGTGCAACGCCTTCGCGCCGTTGACCGTTCGGTCGTACGCGTCCTGCGCTTCAGCACGATCGCGGTACGCCTTGAGCTCCGCCGCCTTCAGCTCTTGCGCGATCTCACCGACGCGGCCGTTCAGCGCAATCTCGGCTTCGCGCTGGACTTCCTGAAACCGCTGCTTCGCCTCGCCGTAGCTGACCATCGCGTTCTTCACGGCCATGCCCGCCGTGAAGAGGCGCGGAACGTGCTCCTTCATCGCCTCGAGCTTCGGCACCAGGCTCAGCACCTCGGTCGCCGCCTTCACTACGGTCAGCTCATCGAGCTTCTTCTTCTGCATCACGCGATCCCCTTCTCGCCCAGCATGATCATGCCTGGACGACTGAGCGTTCCCTTCCACATCACGACGTCGCCACGCGACGTTCGCGCAACGATGGATGCCGCTCTGAAGTCGTCTCCGATCCACAGCAGCAGCATCCACGCGTCGCCCGGCATCTCACTCGTCTGCGTCTTCTCCATCGGCGTCTTCCTCGTCGACATCGACGTCGAAGTCCTCCTCTTCGTCCATCTCGTCTGCGTCGCTTTCCACACGCCCGCGCTGAGGCGCAGGAAGATCGCTAGGCACAGGCCAACCCAACGCTTCGAGCGCTTCGACATACGTCTCCAGACCTTCGCGACTCGGGCCTGCGAAGCCCTCAGCGCGGCACTTGACGAGCTTGTGGAGCTTTGCATGCCAGATCGTGCTCCAGATGTTGTTGTAGCCGGTGGCGAAGTCGAGGCGGACCTTCGCCTTGCGGAAGGGGAAGTTGAGACGGTTCTTGACCGCGAGGTAGGTGACGACCTTCGCGATGTGCTCGTTCTTGGAGTTCTTCACGGCCTTGCCGCCGAGGATCTGTACGCGCTGCGAGGCGTAGAACTTTGGTGCGTTGCCGCCGGGCGTGGTCGTCTTGTCGCCGTACATCACGCCGATGTTCGCGCGCACCTGATTGATCGCCATCAGGTGAGCGCGATGGGCCGACAGCATCGGCACCACCTTCTTGAGCTCTTCGCTCATCACCTGCGGCACGTCGCCGACCTTCCGGTCGCCTGCGTCGCGCTTCAGGGAGCTCGCGCTCGCCATCGCTGCGATCGAATCCCAGACGATCATCAGCTTGCCCGCGCGCGGGTCGTGCATCGTGAGCAGCATGCGAAGCTGATTGAAGAGCTGCTCGAGGTGCTCGGGCTGTAGGATCAGCAGGCGGTCTGTGTCGACCCCGAACAGTGCAGCTCTCACTGGATCGAAGGAATACTCGGGATCTGCCCACGCGACGATGGAGCCCGCTTTCTGCGCGCTGGCGACCACCGAGTACGCGAGCGTGGTCTTGCCGCTACCTTCGCCGCCGAACCACTCCGACATGCGCCCCACGGGCAAGCCGCCGCCCCCGAGCACGTAGTGGTCGAGCACCTCGACGCCGGTCGGAATGCGCTCGACGACCGCAGCCGCGTTGCGCTCGGCTGTGAGTGTTACGGCCGCGAGCTCTCCGAACTTCTTTTGCAGAACCGCCGCGTACTTCGCCTCGGCCGAGCGCGGCGCAGAGCGCTTCGGCGCCGCCTTCTTCGCAGGCGCCTTCTTGGTCGCCTTCTTCGCCGCCTTCTTCGCGGGAGCCTTCGCTGCTCTCTTTGCTGGCATACAGATCCTCCGGTCAGGGCGGCGGGGATCGAACCCGCTCCTCAGTTGATCAGACTGCGTGCGCCGTACCACCACGCCCCGAGTGCTCGTCTCTCCGAGCTGCCACGCCCTTGTCAGATCCGGCGTTCGATCTCAGCGCATCACCCGTTTACGCGGTCGGTCTTCCGCTGAGCACGTCTGTCCGCCCTTGGTCAGTACGGGATGTCGTCGAGGTCGATCTCCTCGATCTCCTCGTCCACCGACTTGCTCGCGCGCTTCTTGGCGCGGGGCGCGTCGTCATCCTCGTCCGCGTCTCGCGAGCGCGAACGCTTCGAGCTCCCGCGCTCCTCGTCACGACCACCGCGACCACCGCGACGGCGCGGACGTTCGTCCTCATCGTCGTCTCCATCCTCACCCGCGAGCTTGCGCGCGATCGCCTCGTCCGAGAGCACGACGAGGAAGCGCGACAGGTCGGGCTGCGACTCGATCCACTCCGCCAGCACTTGCGGGTCGTCGTGCAGCGGCTTCGGGTTCGGGCCGGTCACGGTCACCTTGTACTCGGTGTCGTTCTGCCCCTCGCCCTTGCGCGAGAACTTGAGGTCGAAGCCTTCGATCGGGTGCGCGAAGTTGCCGCCGTCGTCCTCGTCCTGACGGATCTCGATGAGCTGATCTTCGATCATCTTCCCGAAGCGGAACGGCTGCGGGCCGGCCTCTTCGTTGTTGCGGTCGACGACGTTGAAGAAGATCTGCCGCTTCGCCTTGAGCTTGCGCGCCTTCCGGAAGTCGACGTCCTCACCGGTCGCGAGCAGCTCAGCTTCGGTCTTGCACACGTTGCACGGGCGCTTCGCCATCAGCCGTGGGCAGTTGAAGCTCACTCGCCCGACGCCCGGAACGTCCAAGTAGTGCACATACGCGACACGAAAGAGCTTCTGCCCCTTAGGCGGCGGCAGCACGCGCAGGATCGTGCGCCCCGGACGCAGCTTGAGGATGCGCCCTCGAGACGCGGTCTGCTCCGCCTCGCGCTGGGCCTCTTCTGCGTCTTCCATCGTGAAGTCGCCGAAGTCGACCTGCACGAGCGCGGAGCTCTTCTTCTTGGTTGCCATGTCTTTCCTCTTCCTGGCCGTGGTCTACAGCGACCCCTGGCCGTCACTCTTCGTTGTCGATCTCGAACGAGAAGTCCAACTCGTCGATGCGCTCTTCGCCGCGAACTCGCGGCGAGCCCGCCATCTCGTCGCGCAAGTGAGCACCGAGGCTGATCAACGCGTCCCGCTTCGTCGCCAACGCGTTCAGCACGCCGCCGAGACGAACCTTCTCCACCTCGGCGGCAGCCGCGCGTTCGAGCGCGAGCACGTACTCCTTGTCGACGAGCACGCGTGCCTTCAGCACGCCCTCGGTCGCCTTCTCCCCGGCCTCGAGCACCGCCTGCCGGTGGGCGAGGTAGCGGGCCGCGAACATCCGGTCGCGGCCCGCCTTGCGATGCAGGTGCGCCTTGAGCGCCTCCGCGTACGCTTCATTGTAGAGCGCGATCAAAGCCGCGATGCGCGTGAACTCGCCCTGGATGTCGACGGGGTTGATCCCTGCCGCAGCAAGCACTGCGTCTGCCGACGTGATGTCCTTCTCCACTTCGTCTCTCCTCGGCCCAACGGCTTTCCGCCCACGGCCCATGGCTTACGCGAAAGAGGTGAGCCTACTGCACCTCTGTGACACCTGTCAGGAAGCGAACGAGAAGTCGCGCATCGCGCCCCACGTCTTGCCGTACTTCGCCTCGACCTCGAGCGGGACGCCGAGGCTGTTGTGGCTGAGCATGATGCGCCGAGCGCCATGCGCGACCTCGGCGAGCGCGCTCGCGCGCACCTCGAACATCACCGAGTCGTGAACCGTCAGAACCAAGCGCGCAGGCAGCCCCTCTTCAGCGATCCAGTCGAACAGCATCGGAATCGACCGAGTCATGAAGTTGGCGGCGGTGCCCTGCACCGGTGTGTTGACGGCTTCGTTCTCGCCGTTCTTGCGCACGGCTTCGTCCTGATCGCCAATCGCGTAGATGGGGCGCCGCAGCGCCGGCTGCCCATCCCACCACGTCTCGACATAGCCGGTCTTGCGCGCCTGGGAGATCTGCATCTTCGTCCAGCGGTCGAGCACCTTGTAGCGACCCCAGATCGCTTTGTCGATCTTCTCCACTTCCTCGAGTGGCGCGTTGAACTCACGCGCGAGCGCCCGCAGCGTCTTGCCGTAGAGCTTGGCGAAGGTGGCCGTCTTGATCTTGGAGCGGTACGGGCTGCGCTCTTTCTTCGTCATCGCCTCCCACTTGCTCGCCGAGATGTTCCACACGAGCGGCGCACACGCGGTCGCGTTGTTCATGTGGATGTCGATGCCGGCGACGTAGTCTGCGATCATGACCGGGTCGCCAGAGAGCATCGCTGCCACGCGTAGCTCGATCTGCGAGTAGTCGAGCTCGAGGAGAAACCAACCGTCCTCGGCGACGAAGCAGTTGCGCGCCATCGCAGCGTCGACATCGTCCGGACCGCCCTCGGCGCGTGGGATGTTCTGGAGATTCGGATCTGTGCAGGAGAAGCGCCCCGTGCGCGCACCATCCAACAAGATCGACGGATGGATGCGGCCGTCTTCCCGGATGTGGACCAGCATGCCGCGCGCATACGTGCCATCGAGCTTGCTGTACTTGCGACTCTTCACCAGCGCGGCAACGATCGGATGCTTTGACGCGAGCGCCTCGAGCACGTCGCCGTCTGTGCTCTGCGCGCCGCTCTTCGTCGTCTTCGTCGAGCGGAGCTTCAACTTCCCGAAGAGCAGCTCGCTCACCTGCTTCGGCGAGTTCGGGTTCAAGCCGGGGGCGTACTTGTCGATCACGGCCTGTGCTTCGCGCAGCCTCTCCTGGCAGTACGCGGAGAAGAGCTCGACCGCCTCGCGGTCGCACTTGATCCCCCAGTGCTCCATGTGCCGCACGGCAACGTTCGCCTTCGACGTCAGCTCATCCCACATACGTGACAGGTTGGGGTTGGCGCGGAGCTCGGGCTCGATGCGCTCACAGGCGCGCATCGTCGTGAAGGAGTCGCGTGCGTTGTAGCGGTAGAGCACGTCATCTGAGACGTACCCGAACGCGAAGGCCCAAGGATCTTCTCCGGCTCTGATCGCGGCGAGCACTTGTGGCTCCACCTCGAACGCCGGCGGCTTGATCTTCCGAGGCTTGCCCTTGGGAGTCAGCGGGGGCAGCGGGTTGGCGAGGCGGTTGAGCTCTTTGCGGATCGCATCAGTCTCGGCTTCAGCCTCACCCTTGTGCCCGCCATGGCCGACGAGGTAGCTCGTCTGATCCAAGGCCGCAGACGCGTCCGGCTCGAGGAGCTTCTTCCCGAGACGGGTGTCGAACCGGATCCCTCTCACGTGCACACCGAGCGCGCTCAGCACCGCTCGATCGTCGAACTTACCGTTCTGCGTGACCTTCTGGACGCCTTTGTCGCGTAGGATCTCGCCGAGCTCGCGCAACGCAGCGTGTGGGCGCTCGCGCGAGTGCCGCAGCACCTCCCGCGTCCACGTGTAGCCCTCGAGGCTGCCGGCCGGCCACACCGTGAGCGCCTCGAGCCTGAAGTCGCTGTTCCCCATGCGCCCGAAGGACTCGACGTCGTAGGAAACCCACGACGCCTTGCGCAGCTCGGCGACGGCCGCGCGCGCGTCCGCAGGTGAACGCACGAGATGGGTGACCGCCTCGTAATCCGGCTCGACGTCCGCTTCGAGCGCCCATTGCAGATCCTCCACCCAATCGCGCTTCATGAACCGGTTGCGCAGCGCGTGAGCTGGGTTCGCGAGCATGAAGACCGGGACGGGGTCGTCGAGCGTGTCGAACGCAAACGCGTACCCTCGCCGCGTCTTGTTGAGCATCGGTCGATGGCCGAGGAAGCCCTCAGCGGCCGCAGACCCGATCGTCAGCACACGCGTTGGGCGCACCGCGTTGAAGAAGACCTCGGCCAGATACGGGCGGCACGCCTCGACGTGCTTGTCCTTGATCTGAGTCCGCGGAGCGCATCGAACTGCGTAGTCGAGCGCGATCGGACCCGTCCACGTCTTCCTGATCGACTCGACAACGAAGCGGCCAACGGCGCCCCGGTACCCGAGGCCGACCTGATCTTCGACCCGCCCCGGCGCATCCATGATGACGAGAAGGCCACCGGGGTCGCCGCTCGCAGCCATGCACACAGTCGACGCCTGCTCGTGGTGTGGGCAGCGCGTGCACTCCTCATCGCGCTGAAGCGGTTTCTGGGAGGCGACCGCAGGCTGCGGAGGCTGTGGATAGAGAGGGAGTCGGATCATGCTGCGCAACCTGCGGTCGAGCTTGCCGGCGAGGGCGAGGGGAAGGAGAGGTGCTCTGGCGCACCCGACCGCAGGTTGCGTAGCACGAGCGAAGCTCGTGCTCGCAGGGCTCTCACTTGATCGTGGGGTCGAGTAGCTCGACCGCGTTCGGAACGCGGTCGTCGAGGTCGTCGATGCGCTCGAGCGCCGGGACCTTCGACTGGATCGCCTTGCACGTCGCGAGGAGCGCCTTCACGGAACGCACGCCCTTCTTCTCGATCAGGAAGGTGAGCACGTCGCGGATCTTCTTCGCCGACTTCAGCGTGCGCAGATCCTCGGCGGTGATGGAGAGCTTCTTGCCCGACGCCTTCGGCGCGGGCTCCTCTTCTTCCTCTTCCTCCTCTTCTTCCTCCTCTTCTTCCTCCTCTTCCTCGGGCTCTTCCTCTTCCTCTTCCTCGGGCTCCGGCTCCGGCGCCTTCTTCTTGGCCGCCTTCTTGGCCGCCTTCTTCGGCTTCGCCTCCTCGGTGGGCTCCTCGGGCTCCTCCTCGACGACGGGCGCGGGCTGCGCCTTGCCGGTGAGCTTGCCCATCCCTTCGCGAAGGAACAGATCGATCAACGCGTGCGCGTCGAACTTGTCGCACTCGAGCGTGATGTGCACGCGCGCTTGCTTCTCCGCCATCCCGTCGACGCTGTAGTGAACCAACTTGTACTGTCCCACTGCTTCTCTCCTTTGCGCGCAGAGCGCGCGGTCGCTGCTCGGCTTACGCGCCGATGAGTGTTTTCGTCAGACGCCTTGAAGCCAGAGCTGGAAGTGCACGAGGTCACGCGCCGGCTTGACGGTGTCGCCGACCGTCGCAGTCACCGCGAAGTCGAGCTCATACGACGCCTCGATCAACGTCGTCACCAGCATCGAGAACGCATAAGGCACATACCCGAGTTGAAGCCCTCGAACGTCGAGACGCACCGCGAATCGATCGTGCGGGTTCTGCGGCTCGCGCACGAGCGTGATCGCCTCACCTTCACGGAGCGCTCGGCGCCCTTCGGCGAAGTCGTGGTAGTGCACACCCGCGACCGCGTGGTCGAGGAGCAGCCTCTTCGTCATCAGCACCTCCTTCGCGCTGCCGAACCAACGAGCTCGGCAGCGCTGAGGAACCGCCGATCACTCCTTGGCGGCCGCGTTCGCCTTCGCGTAGCGCGAGAGCGCCGCGAGCCGCGAGAGGCCCACCGAGACGAGCAGGTCCATCGCCTCACCCTCCTCGATCTTGCGCGCCTTCGCGAACTTCCCGACCTCGGCGATGAGCGCCGTGTCGAGCTGAACGCGGTCGCGAGCACCTGCGAGCTTGTACGGGCTGCGCCGCGCCTTGCCCTCACCCTTCGGCTTCGCTTCCTTCTTCTTCGCGGCCTTCTTCGCGGGCGCCTTGGCCTTGATCGCCTTCTTCGTCGCCGCCTTCTTCGCCGGCTTCTTCGCGGGCTTCGCCTTGCCCTTCTTCGCGGCCTTCTTCTTCGTCGCCTTCTTCGGCGGATCCAGTTCGATGTCGATGTCCATGTGAGGTCTCCTTGTGAGATCAGAGAAACAAGATCTGAATCTACGAGGCCGGAGAGATCGTGTCAAGGCCCCTGATCAGAGCTCGGTCTTCAACGACTTCCGCGCCAGATCTAGAAGTACATCGGGCGCGATCTGATTCGGGTCAGTCTTCCCGGCGAGCTTCACGAAACCCGCACGGAGCCCGTCGAAGCGCAACCGCGCCGCGAGCGCCCAGGACTCGCGCCACGCATCTGCGTCGAGGCAGGCAACGAGCGGACGCCGCGCCTCGTACAGCCACGCCACTTGGTAGTGCGACGGCTTGCCGAGGCACGCGATGGCGTTGTCGGCGTGCGGGAGCGCATCGAAGACGCCCTCGACGATCAGGAGCGGGCGCTTCGTCTCTCGCAAGAGCTCCGCGTGATTCCAGAATGTGCGGCCGCGCGGCATCCCCTTCGGATAGAGGTACTTGAGCGCCGCGCGTCCCTCAGCGTTCGGGAACGGCCCAGCCCACAAGCGGGCGATCCAACCGAGCCAGCGCTCATCTTCGTGAGCGAGCATCGGCACGATGATGCGCCCGGCCCAATAGCCGTCAACGGCTGCTCCGATCTGATACCTCTTCCACGCACGCTCATCGACCCCTCGGCGCTTCAAGTACGCTCGCGCGGGCTCGAGTGATAGAGAGCGCCGGCCGGTCTGCGAGCTCAGCGGGATGTACTCCTCGGGGGGCTCGAACGCGGCCGCAGGCTCCTCGCCCTTCGCCAAGTCGAGCTCGCGCTCCTGCGCTGCGTGCGGGTCCGGCGGCTCGAGCAGCCTGCCCTTCGTCCCGCACCTGAAGCACGTGTAGAAGCCCGTCGCCGCCGACACCCCGAGCGAGTGCTTGCGGTCGGTGTGGCCGTCGTCGGCGCAGAAGGGGCACGGAACGCGGATCCACTTCTGCCCGTAGCGCGCGCCGCGCAGAGCGTCTTCTACGCGCTGCCGGTCGCTCACTGCATGCCCTTGTTTCGCTGCTCAGGATCGACCCCAAACTCCCACCGACCACGCAGCGCGTACTCGGTGTGGAGCGCTGCGATCTCCGCTTGCAGCTTAGGCTGCGCCTCCATCATGTACTCGATGAAGAGGTCGACGTGCTTGATCGAGACGATCGACCCCTCAAGCGCTTGCCGCACCAAGAGCGCTCTAGAGAGCTTTGACCCGTCGGTGAGCGCCGCATCAGCGGGAAGGCACCTGAGCAACGCGCTCAAGAACACGCGCTCTGCGGGGCGTCGCGGATCCCCGTAGTGCTCGCTAAGCATCTGCTCGACGATCCGCAAAACGTACTTAGGGCCCGCTGCCTTCGTGGCCGGGACGAGCATCGAGCTCTTCTTGCGAGCGGTCATCGCTCCAGTGCCTCAGCGACGTCCGCAGCCTCGAGATACCTGACGAGGTGCGGTCGGTGAACACGCGTCCACTCCAAGAGCTTCGGGAACCGCAGCACGTTCACACACTCCACCTGATCCCACGAATCGACACGCTCGCGCACGAGCCTGCGCTCCACCGAGAGGCCCATCGCTTCAGCCAAAGCTGTCAGCTCCCAGAAGGAGCGTAGGTCGAAGAAGATCACAACGTCGGCCGCGACAAGCAGCTCTTTCTTCTCGAGCCGCCTCTTCTCCGGTCCGTGCTTGGACGTCTTGAATGAGCGCTCGACGATCTCACTCTTGCGTAACAACGCAGCCGTTTCGACGAGCCACTCCTCACCTTGCTGTCCCGCGTCTTTCACGTCGGCACGCCTCCGCAGCTCGGCTTCCGCGCCGCAGGTGCAATCGTCGTCGCCGTCGCAGTCGTGCGTGTGGGTAGGGCGCGTGCGCGTGGTTGTGTGCGTCTCGGTCATACGAACATCCGCCCCGTCGACCAGTCGTGGGGGATCGGACCGACTGCGAAGTCGGCGCGCCCATACCGGTTCTTCGCCACGAAGTAGTCGAGCATGTCACCGTCGGCGTTCTTCGTTCCGGTGATCAGTAGGTCCGAGACGCGCGCCTTGCCCTGCGAGTCTGCGAGATCGTCCGACTCGATGCGCCGGTTCTTGTCCTTCCCCGCCTTGCGCTGTGGCTGCGACGCAGACCACGCCCAGATCTTCCTCTCGTGCGCGTGCACGCGAAGCGTCTCGGCGACGGTGTTCTGAACGCTGTACTCGCCCTGGTCTTCCTTCCGGTGCGACTTGCACTTGTCGACGTAGTCGACGACGAGCAGGTCTCCTTCGTCGCCTGTGTCCTCAGACTCCTCGAGATCCCACGACGTGATGTCGACCATCGACGTCAGCTTGGCGGGGAAGTCTTTGATCACTAGCGCACCGAGCGACGGGTAGAGCTTCTGGAGCCTCTTGTCCGCTTCCTTCGTGTCGCCCGCGAGGATCTTGGTCACACTCTCGCCGGTGAGGTTGGCGATCACGCGAGCCATCCACGTCTCTTCGTTGAGCTCGAGCGTTGCGACGCGCACGGTCTTGCCCATCACCAGAGTCGAAGCGGCCAGCGACGAGAGGAACATCGACTTCCCGCACCCCGTGCCCGCGGCGTAGATTCCAAGGCAGCCGCGCGGCATCCCGCCGTCGAGGCCGAAGTCGAGGTCGTCGAGACCGATCGGCAGGCGGTCCATCTTCGCCAAGCGCGTGATGCGCGTGAACGCGCCCTTGTCGAGCCGCATCCCGCTGGCACGGTCGATCTGCCCGACTGACTTGGCGGCAACGATCAGCTTCTCGGTCTGCTCGAAGGACCCCTTCCGCGCGAACTCCTCCATCGCGGTGCGCACCACAGCACCCTCGAGCCTCCGCTTGATCACCGGCGCCAGCTCGTTGACGAGCTCTGGATACGGTGGGAGCTCGACCGGCGCGTCGATGAAGAAGTCGAGCGTCTCCTCGAGCTCGTCGAAGGACACAAGCCCGTCGTCGAGGTTGCGGCGCATCCGCTGGATGATCACCGACCGAGACGGTGGGTGGTGGAGCTCGCGGACCAAGGCTCTAATCGTCTTTAGGATCACAGCGTGCACCGGGACTCCGAGCGCCTCAGGGTCGATGCTGTGCCCGATCACCCCGTAGAACTTCGGGTACCGGATGCACGCGAGAATGACGTCGCGCTCGAACAGGTGATCGAGCTTGTACGATTCGACCTTCATCCCCACCACCTCAGCCAC